TCGCCGGCATGTAACACCAGCAGCCCTTGAGAACATTCCAGGCATTAGCCAAGATCGCCGCGCTGAGTGTGAAAGCCCCCGCGGTTCCGGTAAAAAACAGCCCCACCGCCGCGCCATCGCCGGGGAGAATTGCAAAAGGCGTGCCAATGGAGCAGACCCCGACCGGCGAGCCAATCGCAGCCAGCCTGGCCGCAAGGTCTGTCTGCCAACTGGGTGGCAGCGGCGTGACGCGCGTCGCCAGGCCGAGAAGGATCATCTCCAGCGCGATCGAGTCGGTGATGGTCTGGTTGCCGGCGGCGTAATCGACGCCGAGGTATTTGATGGGCAGGGGGACGTTGACTTGCATGAGAGGTCCTTATCAAGCGGGCGGTGCGGGGGGTGGCGAGGGGCGATCGGGAGGAGTGGGAACGCTTTTGCCGAGGGTGACGCCCTTGGCCTTGGCCATCGCCTGGAATGCGGCGATGTCGTCGAGGATGTCTTCCGTATCTCGGCCTTGCTGCGCGGCGATGCGCTGCGGGCTGTCGAGGCCGGCTTCGATGGCGAGGATGGCGGCGGAGATGTCTTTTTCGGGATCGACCCAGGGCCAACGGCGACCCTGCCAGGTATGCGCCTGGAACTTAAAAAGCTTGGTCGCCGGCAAGGCGCTGCCGTTTTCCATGACCACGGCGCCCAGGCCCAGCGCCATCTGCAGCCAGTCAGTGAAAACCGGCGTCAGGAAGCACTCGATCAGCCACTGCTGGGTGTCCATCCAGAATTCGCGCTCGTCGAGCAGGCCGGCGCGGATGCTGGAGAAATTGACGCCTTCGAGGTCGTTGGCCAGGCCGTTGTAAGCGACGTTGAAGCCGCTGGCGATGCGGCGCAGGTTGTCCTTGACGAAGCCGCCGTATAGCTCGCTGGGGTACTTGGACTCGTACGGGCGCAGGTCGTAGCCTTCCGGCAGGGTGTCGAAGGTGCCGGGGGCGCTGATCTCGATCGGCGGCTCTTCGGCATCGCCGGCCTCGGCGGGCTGGCCGTCCGGGCTGACGAAAAAGCCGAGGGTGTCGGCGCCCTTGCGCGCGGCGACCAGCACGCTCTGGTCGAATTCGCCCAGGTGGTACAGGCTCTCGATTGCGGCATGCATCCACGGCACGCCGCGGCGCTGTTCCGGGCGCAGCGGGACGTAGCAGTGGAAGATGTCGGCGGCGGGGATGCGCTCGCGCGCGACGCCTGGCGATGCGGCGGGGCCGTTTTCGCCGGGGTGCGTGGTGCGCAGCCAGTAAGCAACCGGGCGGCCGTAGACATCGATCTCGACGCCCATGCGCACGATGTGGCCGTTGTCGAGGCGACGATTGTCGGAGACCTCCAGGCGGTCGATGTCGAGGATCTGCAGCGCGTAGCCGAATCGATTGACGCTCTTTCCGCGGACGCGGCGCACGAGCATTTCGCCATCGCCGGCGACGGCGCGCATGGCGACGGCGCACAGGCTGCGGAAGCTGAGCTTGCCGCTCAGATCGCAGATGCCGATCTGGCTCCATTCGGCGAAGGCGGCTTCGATCGCGCGGTTGGCCATGGCGTCGGGGATCGAGAGCGGCTTGCCGTTGGCGATCTTGATGTCGGCCGCGCGCGCCTGCAGGGTAAAGCCTTGCGCGCCGACGACGTTGGCGGCGACCATCTTGAGGAACTTGGCGCCGTAGGGGTTGTTCTGCGCCAGGGCGCGCGAGCGGGCGCGCAGGGTGTCCAGCGCCGCGTAGAGGTCGGCATCGAGGCTGGTGTTGGTGGCGATGAAATTGGCGGTCAGGCGCGAGGGGGCGCCGCCGGCGAAGGAGCGCACGCGCGACTGGTGCAGCCGGGCTTCGACGGGCATGCCGCGCAGTCGGGCGGGGGGTGGCGTGGAGACCTGGCGGGCCGCCTGTTGGGCAACCGCGCGGGCCGCCTCGCGGGAGGCGACAAAGGCCTTGAGGATGACCGACCCGGGCTGTTTGACGCGCTCTTCGTTGTACCAGGTCGCCATGTCAGAAGCTCACGTAGGTTTTGGTGCTGACGCTCTGGCCTTCGGCACGGCGCCGGGCGCGGGCTTCCTTGGCGACCTGCTGCTTCCAGAAGTTGATTTCCTTGATCCAGTCGGCCTTAACATTGAACTGCATCACGCGGCCGTTGACTTCGTAGCGCTGGACATAGGCGTGCGAGGCGGCAACGATGCGGTAGCTGGCGAGCAGGCTATCCAGGATGATGCGGGCGTCGCTGCGGGTGTCGGCGCCGGCAACGGCGGCGGCGAGGTCCGGGTCGACGATGATTTCGCCGGTACCGATGGTGTGGCGCTCGCTGCCTTTGACGACGTGCGCGACGCGCGTATAGGTGCCGGCCGGCCAGGCGGCGCTGGTGGTGGCGGTGACGTTGACGGCGTGGTCGTCGCCGGCGGCGCTGGCGATGATGTCGATTTTGCCGGCGGCGTTGATCAGGCGATAGTGCAGCACCCAGCCGGCACTGGCGGGGTAATCCGGCAGGCTGCGCGTCCAGGCGAGGGTGTCGCCGGCGGTGACGCGGGGAGGTTCGATCGTCGGGACGGTCATGGCGCGGTCGGCTCGGTGAAGTCAGCGCCTATGCTCGCGGGTGCGCGCGGACATTGTCAGTCAGGCATGTCACTGCTGCAGACAATGCGCCGCACCTGGCGCACGGTGAGATGGTAGCGGCGAGCAATCTCGACGTGATTGCGGCCGGTGAATTGGGCGCGGATAAGGCTGTTGCGGACGGCCTTGTCTTCGCGGCTGGCGGTCTTGGGGATGTAGATGCGCTCGCCGCCGGATTGGCCGCGTAGCTGCTTTTCGATTTCGGCGGCCATCATCTCGGTCATGCTCTCGACAAAGCTTTCGGAGAGGATGATTTGCCGGGCAAGGTCGCGCGAAAACTGGCTCATGAGCGGTGTTTGTGTGGGGGGGTTTATTCGCCGGTCTGCGTGCGGGCGAACTTGATTTCGCGTTCGAGGATGGCGGGGAAACGTTCGCGGACGACGCGCACCAGGGCCTGCTGGACGGTCTTGTTGGCGAAGGCCTGCGGGATCGAGGGGCCATACAGCTCGCGGATGGGCAGGCGCGGAGCTCGCTTGCCACCGACGACGACGCGCTCGAAGATGCCGGTGTGGCCGCTGCGCAGGGTGGCAATGAAGGCGTGCGGGTTCTGGATCAGTTTGCGCTGGCCACTGCGGACGGCGACCGTGATGCCCTTCTTGGTGCGTCGGGCGGCGTAGGCATACAGCGGCATCATGGGGGCGCTGGCGATCACTTCGGCTTGCAGCGTGTTGCGGTTGGCACGCTTGAGGGTGATCGCGGCCTTGATCACGGACACCTTGAGCTGGTAGCCGGCGGCGCGGATTTCGCGCGAGGCCTGCACCTTGGCCTGGTCGGCAACCTTGTTGAGGGCGCGCGGCAGGGCCTTGCTTTTGAGGCGGTCGCTGAAGCCGTCGAGTGCGGCGAGGGCATCGCCGACGTGCAGGGTGGTTTTGATCTGGACCATTCAGGGCTCCTAGCGGGGGGAAAATGGCGAGCGCTGCACGACGCTGCGCTTGCGTCGGGTAGAGATCGACAGAGCAGCCGGGGGAACGGCGCCTGGCGCGGGCGGGGTGGCGTGGAGCGTGGCAACGGCAGCAACCGCGGCGGGTGCCGAGGCAATCTCCGGGCGGTCGTCCGGGGTCGGTTCAACGGGGACGGGCACGCCCGGTTCGAGCATCTCGGCGCGGCGGTCCCAGTCGGCGGCGCGGCGCTTGTGCAGGTAGACCTCGGGGTGGTGCGCGGCGGCGAGCGCATAGACCCAGGTGTCGAGTGTTTCGTTGCGCTTGGATTTTTTCTTGACCCACTGATTCTTGAGCGGGTTGTAGGCCTCGGCGACAAGCTGCTCGTAGTACTCGTCGGGCAGCTCGTCAGAGAAATGCACCCTGCGCGCTTCGGTGGGCTTGTCGGCGTCGCTGAGCAGGCGCGCATACAGGAGGTGCTTGGCGGTGTCGGTGCCGACGAGGTAGAGCTGCACGCCCTTACGGGTGAGTTTGCCTTTCCAGGTCACGTCCTGCATGCTCGGTCGTCCGAGGATGATCCGGCCGGGGGTACTGGCGCCCTTGATGGCGATCACGTGCGGGAGGCGGCGCCGGCGGACGTACTGATAGACGGCGTGGGTGTGGTGACCGCCGGAGTCGATGGCGGTGGCCTCGATGCGCAGCGCGCGGCCAAAGCGGTTGATGATCGGCGGCGTGAGGTACTCGGTGAGGGCATCCCACAGCGATTCGTCGGACGGGTTGCCGGGGAGGACGTGGTAATCGATGGTCCAGGTACGATCGCCCCGGCCGTGGCCGATGATGTGGATCTCCAGGCGGTCGTCCTGCGTGTCGACGCCGGCGGTCAGCGCCAGGCAGCCGGGCGGGATGGTGCGCAGCGGATAGGGTTCGGCGCGCGCCGAGAGCAGCGCCGGCTTGATGTCGCGCGAGCGGTTGGCGTAGGTCTCGCC